ATTCGGCTGACGTGGCCGAATCAGGCTGATTTAGCGTCTCTGACACAGGAGGTAGGTTGGACATGTTGGTGGAAAAAGCAATAACTACTGTACGTTGGGCGGCGGAGGCCCTTCGTTGTAGAGGTTAGCGGCGGGAACGTTGGGCACCTGGACGCCTGCGGGGTTGCCGACGGCGGCTGCGGGAGCCGGAGCGTTCATCGCGCCTTGGCCGCCTTGGGCGTTCGGATCGGTGGCAGGGTTGCCGGTGCCAATCTGCTTCTGGGCGTTCATGGCCATGATGGACGGCAGGGCGGTCTTGATAGCGTCGGTCAGGTCTACCCCACCATCGTAGGCGCGGACGGCCACCTTGGCCAACCAAGAGGGGTCAATGCCAGGCACCTGAGACAGCACGGGGAACAGGCGCTCAAGGGCGGCAATCTCAGAGGCACGGTTCGGGCGACCCGTGGAGCCGGCCTCGATTTCGAGGAACAGCTGGTCGGAGATTTCTTGGGCCGACAGGGTAGGCCAGACGGCGCCACGGCCGGCAATCTTGGTGGCGGTTTCGGGGTTCATCATGGTCAGCAGGATCTGGCCAGAGGCACGGGACACTTCGATAAGGAACTCATCGAGGTCGTCCACGTTGGAGCCAAGGGCCGACATACGGCTGGACTCGGCGACCGACACTTCGGTGGCCGTGGAGGATGATGTGCCACCCATGTTGGCTTCTTGGGAGCCGACCACGCGGTAGAGGTCGTCCAACAGGAAAGAGGTGTCGTAGAGGGCTGGGTCGATGGGGATGGCCTTGACCGGCTGGAGCACTTGGTCAACGGATTGGCCAGGCTGGATAGCCTGGAGCTGGACAACTTCGTTGGCCTGACGGTCGACCAGCTTGCGGATGTCGGCTTCGGACAGGGCGCCGGTCGGGGTGACGTACAACGGGCGATTGGCGTTGCGGTGTTCACGCAGGCGCTGGCGGGCAAGGTTGTATTCGCGCTGGATGGGAGTCAGCAGGCGGACGTCAGACGGAGGGTAGATTTCCTTGTCGTTCTCGACCTCATTGAAAGTCAGGACAAAGAAAGGCCAGAAACGCTTGAGGACGATCTCAGGGCAGCCGGGTTCGGCGAGGAACTCGGAGTAGCCGTCGGCGACGACATACTTCATGCCGTCCACCTTGGAATAGATTTCCCAGACGCGGGACAGGGCCGCTTCGCTTTTGGCGGCATCGCCGTTGGCGCCTTCGTGTTCCTGACGGGTATACGAGGTGCCGAGGTCGACACCGTAGATTTCCTTCACTTCATCGAGCGTAAGGATGAACTCTTGGGCTACCCACTCGGCGCCGATGAACCCCTTGAGCTGACGGCAGCGGGTGTCGATGATGATGTTCTGAGACTGGGGGAAGTCAAAGGTCAGGCCTTCGTCGACGACCATCTCCTGTTTGTTAGAGAGCTCTTGGAGCAAGCCGCGCAGCTGTTCGGCGCGGGCGCTGTCTTCGTCAAACTTGTCATCCTGCTTGTCGGCGGTGAGGCGTTCAAGGGCTTTGAGCTGTTCGGTGATATCGGTAATCTTCTCCACGTCTTCAGGACGTTTGTCCATGACGCGGTGGTATCCGACCTTGAGGTAGCCGACGCCGGTGACGCAGGTGCGGCGCACCATCTGCTTCATCTGTTGCTTCAGGTTCTGATCTTCAATGGCCTTGTGGAAGATAATCTCCAGGGTCTTGGCGACCTTGTCGGCCTTGTTGCGGAAAGCGAAGCCCTCGGTGACATCCTGAAGCATAGCCATCGACTCTTGGCTGGGCATGCCGGTCTGCTGGAGAGACAAGTCGTTGCTTGTCTGCGCTGCCTGCAAGGCGCCAGGGTTCTCATCCCAAAGGATGAAGTCGATGGTCTCGCGGCGCTTGGCTACGGCCTTGGGGTTCTTGGCGTAAAGGGAAGCGACACGCTGTTGGACATGGCGTTGCACAAGGTTGGCGACGTACTTGTCTCCGTTGCCGTGCGGCCATTGTTTGCCCATGAAGAAATCCATGTCTTCACGCATGTGGGTATGCGCGTCACCCCAATGGCGCTTGGCTCGGAGAACCTTGTCTTGCCACTCGCGGACAAAAGCCTTACGGGATTGCGGAGCGTTCTGATCGGGCTCGCGGATGATGCCGGACTTCGGCTTCTCTTGCTCAAATGGCTCGGGAGCGGAGCTTTCGATGGGTTCGTCGTTTTCCATTTATGCGAGCATCTTTCTCAGGACCAAAAGGATTTCAACCTGTTTTCTCGGTCGAGCAGGGACTGGGAGGACTTCTTAATCCAAGCCAACGTGCCCACCTTGGGGCCTTCGTCTTTGATTGTCTCAGGGGTGGCGGAGACGGTTTTCGACAATCCCATGCCGATATGTGCCAGCCAGTCGACAAAGTCGTCATGGCGGGCGGCGGGGAACTTGAGGAGCTCGGCCTCGGCGTCACCCCACCAGGAGGCAAACTTGGGGAAGTGGACTTTGCCCATGGCCATGCGGCCACGGATGGCTTGGGCTCGGGTCTGCTTGTCCTTGGCGGGGACGACCTCGTCGACCGCGCAGTAGATATTCCGTTCCTGCATACGCTTACGCAGGAAGGGGCCGATGGCCTTGGAGATATGGCCGCGTTCAGCCCACCACCAGATAGGGCGGTGGCGCTCCATCTGGTCAAGCATGCCGTCGACGACCGCATCGGTGCGAGCACGGCGCCAGAAGATGTCCGGAGGGATCCAGACGTCACCGTCTTCGTCTACCCCGACGCAGCCCATGCAGGTCTTGTCGGCCTCTTGGGTGGTGGCGACGGCGTGGTCAGAGGCCGCGTACCAGCGGAGGTTGTCGGGCATCTCGCCAGGGCGGTAGCCGACCAGCATCTCGCGGGTGAAGTAGTCGCCGTCGTCAGGGGTGGGCTTGCCTTGGTAGAGGGCCGAGAAGCCGGTTGGGTCGAGCCGGCGCTGGGCTTCGAGCACAGGCAGCGGGTAGCGCTCAGGCCACAGGGCTTCGCCCTTCTGGCGCTTCATGGGGTCATTGTCGTCGGCGATGGCCGGCAGGGACAGCACCTTCCAGGATGCCGCCTCGTCTCGGTTGTAGCACGGGCTGGACGGGTCTGTAAGCCGGCCGACCAGATCGTCTTCATGCCAGCGGGTCATGATGATGACCACCCGTCCCATGGGCAGTAGACGGGTCATAGCCACTTGAGTGAACCATTCCCATTGCTTGTCGCGGAAAGACTTGGAGTTGGCGTCTACGCGACTCTTGATGGCGTCGTCGATGATCAGCACGTCGGCGCCTCGGCCGGTCAGGGAGCCGCCTGTGCCCACAAAGTGAGCCAAGCCGTTCTCGTCCATTTCCAATCGGTCGGCCGCCTTGGCCTTGTTCTTCAGGGTAGAGCCTGGGAAGATTTGCTTGAACACAGGCATCTCAAGGATGTCGCGGACCTTGCGGCCGAAGTCTTGGGCAAAGTTGGCGTTGTATGTCGCAAGGATGATTTCACGCGAGGGGTCTTTGCCGATGAACCAAGCGGGGAAGCGTTTGGATGCCAGCTCGCTCTTACCGTGGCGTGGCGGCATGGTGATGATCAAGCGGAGTATCCGGCCTGCCTCCACTTCCTCAAGTGCGGCCGCAATCACTTCGTGGTGCTTGGCCGGCTCGTACTTGGATGCGTCCATGTTGTCTGGCTCCGCTGGATCGGGCATCGTCAGCTTGGTGAACTCAAGCATATCGAGGCGCGCCTTCTTGATGCGGAGTATCCGCTGCGCTGCCTCAATCTGCCTGCTGATGTCGTCGGTTGCTTCTGACATTAGCCGTAGATGACCACGTTGACCAACGGGCAGTTGACGTTGCCAGCGGAGTCAGCGGTCACGACGTACATCTGATTAATGGTTTGAGCTGCACCATTAACATCTTGGCCGTTGACGTTCTGACAGGCGTAGACCGGCAGGGTCGAAGGGCCGCGAGCCGATGCGTTCCAGCAGTAGTTGACGCTGGCAAGCGGAGCGGTAAACGTGATCAGGTAGACGCCCGTTGTGGTACGGTATACCGAGGCCACATTGAAAGAAGCCAAGATGGTTGCCTGCGCGCCGGTGCCATTGAACGTCACCCAAGCCTTAGCGGCCGAAGACGCAGCGGTGGTGCGGAGCGTGCCGTCATCTTTCTGGATTTCAGAGAGACGCGAGATGGTGGCGTTGACCGTTGCCAGCAAGGCGTTGTATTCCTGGTCCAGCTTGTTGCCCTGGTGCGGAGTGGTCGGGTTGCTGACCGACCAGCCAGAGAAGTTATACTGGCGGGAGTAGGGTGTAGGGGGCTGGCTCATTCGGAAAAGAGTTCAACGCGGACAAGTGGGCCGAGGTCAACAGGGGTCTGCGGGGAGGCGAAGGTGACGATGATCTCGGACTGGTCGAGCCAAGCCTGCTCGCCGTTGTACGCTGGGAAGACAGCCTGCAGTAATGCCTGACCGTCGCCGATGACCAACATGGAAGTGATGCGATACTTAACCATTGGTGGTGTAAACTTTAGGGTTTTGGAAATAGAACTCTCTTTGAGCGGTAGCGGTTACTTCATTTTGAATCTCGGTCTGCCACCATAATTGACCAGCGGCCGAAAACGTTGTCGGTCCACCAGAAGAAGTGCCAAGAAGTGCGCCGTCTACATAAAGCGAAATCGTACCTGTGC